GGCAGACGGCCTACGTGTTCGACGGAGCCATGCGTGCGGATCACGAGCAGCAGGCGGTCATCACGCTTAATCCGATCCAGACGGGCGCCCCGATCACGGATCACGCCTACGTCGTTCCGCCCAGGCTCACCGTCGAGTTGGTGATGAGCGACGCCATGCAGTCTTTCACCGTGGGTCAATGGACCGATGGGCCGTCAAGGAGCGTGTCGGCGTTCAAGACGCTGAAGGACATCCAGAGCAAGCGGAACCTGTGCTCCGTGGCGACCCGCATGGACCAGTACGACAAGATGCTGATCTCGGAGGTGCGGGCGTCAGAGACGACCGACACCAGATACGCAGGGCGGTTCACGGTGGTCTTTGTGCAGATCCTGACGGCGGCAATCGAGGCGACCTCTTCGACGTTCAATCCCGTGACCGACTCAGAGAGGCCGCAGACGACCGTGGAAACGACGGCGGGGCAGATTCAACCCAATCCGGTTCCTGTGGCCGTTCAGTCGCAGAACACCGTTCAGATACCGTACCTGGCGGCAAAGGCCGGTGAGACGCCGAACACGGTCTATCGGGCGGCAAGCGTTCCCGGAGCCGGTTCGTGGACCAGCATTCCGGGTTTGCCGTGATGGTCAAGTGATGGCGACGATTCCGTTTTTTGGTCGCGCTTGGCAGTTGTCGGTTGACACGCAGGACTCCAACCATTACGTTGCCCGCTCGTTGGTGGCGCAGGATGAATCGCCGCTGCGCATCGCGTTCACCGTTGACACGTACATGCTGCTGGCGTACTGGAGGGCGGAGATCACGCTCTACAACCTGGCGCCGCAGGGCCAGCCTCTCAAGTCCGGCCAGGGACAGCAACCGAACGGCAGCAATCAGTCCGGCGGACAATCTCTCGCCTTCAATCAAAGGATCATCGCTGGTGATGCCGTTGCGCTGAGTGCCGGATACGAGAACGGATTGGCGGGAGCCTTCTCGGCTGATGCTTGCCTGCTGTTCGCGGGCCGCGTGTTTCAGCCCGTGTGGACGCGCGTGAACGTGGTGGATAGCTTGGTAAAACTGCGCTGCATCTGCGGGCTGATGGAAGACAGCCTGAACCTTATCAGCTTCCCGATGGCCGGCGGGGCGACGTACTATGACACGCTGAACGAAATCGGCACGCACGCCTTCGGGCTCAGCTTCTCTCTGGACGCCGATTCCGGATCAATCGATAAACTAAAGCAGAGTAGATATAGTCGCGCGCAGGCGTTGCACGGCAAGCCGTTTGATCTGATGCAGGACATCATGAGGCAGAGCACGCTGTTTTCCTGGATGACGCCTGCGGCTCCCGGTTCCGGCAAACCGCCTACGATCAGCGTGAGGAACTTCGAGGAAGCGCCCGAGGTGCCGGACATCAGCTACGGGCCTCCAGGCTTGGCCGGCCCGTACACGACGGGGGGCACCACGTCCGGATTAGTGAAACCTACGATCATCGGGGTTCCCGAGCAGACGCAGAACGGGGTGACGTTCAAGGTGCTGATGGACTCAGACGTGCGGATCGGAAAGGTGGTTCAGTTGGCTCCAGGAACGATCATCAATCCCTACGAGTTCACGCCGATGTCAAACTATCCGCCCGTGCCGAGCCGCAACGGACTGTACATTGTGGCCGGCATCCGCTACGTGGGAGATTCGCGTGGCCGTGGAGATGACTGGTACACCGAGGTGACCGGCGTGCTGTGGGACTTCTTTCCTTCCTTTATAGGCGCCTCGTCGGCAGTGATATAGATGGCTTCCTCGTCCAACAACTTCGGAACCACTATCGAGCAGAGACTCCTGCCGGACATCGAACTGTTCCGCATCCTGAAAGAACTGGTCTTTCAGCAGCTCCGCGTGGCGGTTCCCGCCGTGGTGCTGTCCTTCGATGCCGGGCCTCCGGCGACCGTGAAACTGGCCGTAGCCATCAGGGACCGCGTTCAGCACAGCGTGCCGATCAGCGGTCCGTTGTCTCCCGTGACCGACTTCAGGACGCTGCCGGTGATGGATGACGTACCGGTGGTCGTTTACGGCGCCGGGGGCTGGAGCGTGACGATTCCAATTCAGCCCGGAGATGAGTGCCTCGCAGTGTTTTCCGACTCCTGCCTGGACGCCTGGCTTCAGAACGGAGCAGCGATAGGCAGCGACGGGCTGGTCCAGTCGCAGGTTCCGATGAGTCCACGGCGGCACAATCTGTCCGATGCCATTGCTATCTTCGGGCTGCGCTCGACTCCGAACGGCCTCTCGGATTACTCGCTCGACTCGATGCAGTTACGAAACAAAGATGGCAGCGTCGTCATCGACCTGGCCGACGATCAGGTTACCATCACGGCTCCGACTGTATCTGTCAATTGTACGACCTTGACGGCGGATTGCTCCGGCAGCGCGCAGGTTACGGCGCCGTCCGTCGTGCTGGGTTCCGCAGCCAGCCACGCGGATTTCATGCTCCACGAGCACTACAACGTGGCCGGGCCGGTGACCGGGATGGTGGTGCCGCAACCATGACGGTAAAGCCTCCGCTCCAGGCCCCGCGAAAGGCACTACCACCGTTGGCTCAAAGCGGCCTGGGAGATCTGATCGCCAGAGCGGCATTGACGGTCGGAGTTCAACCTTGCGATGCGTGCCGGAAGCGTCGGGAAGCACTGAACAAGCTGATGCCACTGGGGAGCAAGCGCAAATGATCGTTCCGTATCCAGTCGATACCACCGGAGGCTTTGGTGTGCCAGCGGACCTGAACGCCGGCAACCTGGGTCAAAGCGGGCGGTTCTTTAACATCGGCTCGGCGATCTATTGGCCGCTCTTTCAGCAGACCGGGCCTCCGTACTACGTCGTTATGTTCCGTTCTCTAGACGGAGGAAATACATGGACGCCGCTCGATGCCACGAATGGACCCAATCAGACTCCATACTTTGCGTGGAGCGCCGATTGGAACGGTGCGGATACAATCACGGTACTCGTGGTGGATGGTACTAATCCCAGTTCCGGGGCGATGTCCTTCCGAGATTTCACCGTATCGACCGGTAAGTGGGGTGCCGCTTATGGAGCAGGTGGTCCGGTGGCGCAGACAGGAACGACATGGCCCTACGTTCTGTTTCGGCCTGGTGGATCAAAAATTGTAGTCTACTCAGTCGCCACTCCTGGCATTCCATATCGCATCTTTGCGGCGGTGTTCAGCGGATCTTGGGGGACTGCCTTCTCGGTAGATGCGAACATGCCCGAGGGGGCCAATTACGCGGAATGTCCGAGAGTCTGCCTGGCGAGCGGGGTTCTGAAGGTCGATTACACCTCCTACCATTACTCAGGCTACACAGGCATCTCGCTCTGTCACCAGGAGATCGACGAGAGCGACGCGCTGGTCAATTTCTCCGTCGTGCTTTCCCCGGCGTCCACAGATGGCAGTCCGCCGACGTCGGCGTATAACGGCGAGATCGATGTGGATGGTACGTTTGTCTTGCCGGTTTGCACCCCGGTGGGCGGGAACCCGGCGTATCTGTTTGTGCAGGGATTCCCTGGAATCATATATAGTCCGACGTGGACGTTCCCGCAAATTTCCATCGATCCGCTGACCGGAGCGTATGGGATGCCTCCGGTGTTCGCGTTCGACGCTAGCATGAACAGGCTCCATGCGGTCTACGTTCAGCTCGTGGGCGCCGCGTATTCGGCGCTGCGTCATCTCTGGACGGATGACTTGACAGCATTCTCGTCGTGGAGCGGAGAAACACTGCTTGATTTGACCGCAACGTCGTTCTGGTTCGCTGGAAACGGAATGGCGATGCCGGTGCTTGAAGTATCAAACAAGGGACTTCAGGTTGGAATCATAACGTCGATCCAGGAAGGATCGCTGTTTCAGGCATTCTTTCTGGGAGTCCCGTCGGAAACGGGATGCACTCCCGGCCCGAATCCTCCGGTTCCGGCGCTGATTGAAGGCCCGCCAGTACGAGAGCGATTGATCTTGACTGGTTCGACCGCTCTGGTGAGTCCGTCTTGCACGCCGGGTCCGAATCCTCCCATTGAGCCACCGGCCGTTCCGATCTTTTCGCCCTGCTGGATGATGGACATCGCCGATCAGTTTGGTAACCCGTTGGTGTCTTCCGTTCCGCTGATCACCGGAGTGTGGCCGGCTGCGAATATCCTGGCGCCGTATGACTACCTGGGCATCGGCTCGGCGTTCATCATCAATCAGAGCGGATCAGCCGTCAATATTCCGGACAGCACAAATCTTGGAACGCAGTTTCAGCTTCTTTTTGATTCAAATCCGGGTAATGTATCAAGTCCTTGGATCGTTCCCTTAACTAATGCTCCAAACCAGCGAGTTGCGGTATCTTTACCAATCAACGGCGGTTCTGTAGCTTTGACTCTGAGGATTTATTATAATGAGGGATTTTAAGCTATAATAATAATATGGCTCCGGGAGACGTTGAAGCGTCCGCCGGAGCCTAAACACTCTGATCTTGGAGGAAGACCAGGATGCCTGAAACCAGTATAACGCCAGAGCCGAAGTCGTATGGCATCATCTACTGCTTCACGAATAAAGTTAACGGTAAAGAGTACATCGGCCAAACTAAGCGTCTGCTTGCACAGAGGATCAAGGATCATGTACTGGCCTCACGCAGGAAATGCAGATGCCGCCTAGTGGGGCGAGCGTTAGCGAAGTATGGGATATCTGGATTCGTAGTGTCCATACTAGATAGCGCCGCCGACCAAGTGTCATTGGATTTACTCGAACGACAATATATCGTGCAAAGAAACACGCTAAGTCCGTATGGATATAATCTGAAAGATGGCGGTCAGGCTGGCTTCGGTGGTCACTTTAGTGAAGAGACAAAAAAGAGAATCTCCGAATCTCTTTCTGGAAGGGTTCGTAGCGAGGAGCATAAGCAGCATCTATCCGATGCCTTACGGGGCAGGCCGTTATCAGAGGCTCAGAAAGCGTGGCATGCTTCGCGGCGCGGAATACCGACGTTCATCCGACCAGAGTTAAGAGAGAAAATGCGGATAGCTTCTTGTAAACCCAAAAGCGTTCCACATTGGTCGATAGGATTGACGAAAGATACCGACGAGCGCATTCGTAAAAGGTCTCTGGCGATGATTGGGCTACCAAAAAGTGCCGATCATCGGCTTCATCTGAGTTTATCAAAGCTCGGAAAACCACGTCCAGAAGTATCGGAATCAAATCGTAAGCGGGCCGGTATAAAAAGTTCTACCTCGATGGAATGGTTAATCACGACTCCAGAGAAACAAACGCTTCGCATCGTTGGACTGGCTGAGTTCTGTAGGCAGAAAATGCTCAGTTTCGGCTGTATGTCAGTAGTAGCTAAACGTATAGCGCATGGCCAAAAGACCAACGGACATCGCGGATTTTTATGTGAGAAGTTATGGCGACGATCTTCGGGCGCGTAAAATTGCTGACCAACTCTCCGAATCAGTCCGTGGTGGTTGCGCTGCCGATCAACGGTGGATCGATCACGCTGAGTCTCAGGATCTACTATAATGAGGGCTTCTGATGGCGACGATTCTGGTGCGCAAGCTTCTGAACGGAGATCCCCAGCGCGGCAACGGTCTCAGCAACTTCTCCGCCGATGCCGAAGCCGTGGCAATCACGATCAGCGAGCGGCTGCAACTATTGCAAGGGTCCTGGTGGGAAAACACTTCCGAAGGCTTGCCGTTGCTGCAATCCCTG